CGGAGCGGTGCAGCCTTGAATGTACTTGGTGGTTGCCATGTGGATTCTCCGTTACCCTTTGGCCGCTTCCGGCTCTTCCCATGCGGCATCGAAATCGTTGGGATCGGCTACTTGCGGTTGGGTCGTGCGCTTCGAATCGACCACGGTCAGTTTGCCCGCCGCTTTCTTGGCTGCTGGTGACAGTTCGGTCTTAACGGGTGCTGCTGCCGGCGCCGCAGGTGCGGCAGCGACCGGATTCTGCTTCTTGTACTCCGCGACGAGCGAGTTCACTTCGTCGGGTGTACCAGATTCGAGTGTTGCTTTCGCCGCGCTCCGGAAAGCGAGCGGCAGCGTATCGGCCCACGCCACGACCTTGTCGCGGACGGTGTCGTAGTCGCTGTGCGCGCCGCGCAGTTCCTGCAGCGTCAGGTGCTCTTCGATCGCGTCGGCGGTGGCCTTGAAGCGATCGAGCACCGGGCCGTACGCCTGCCGGATCTCGGCGAAGACGTACTGCACTGCGTTGAACACGGCGGCCTTGGTGCGCACCTTCTCGGCTGCGGACACCTCGGGCCACTCCTTCTCATAGGCCGCAACGGTTTCGGCCTCTTCCTTCGCCATCTCGTACCACTTGATGGGTGGGGGAGCCGCCGCTTCCGCAGTTTCCGCCGGCTTCGCCGACGTGTCCTCGGGGTCAGCCGGGGCGGCTGCGGCGGGTTTCTTGGCCGCTTCGAGCGCGGCTTCCAGCTCGGCGATGCGCGCGGCAGACTTCTCTTCGGCTGTCGGCTCGACCGCAGCGGCGGGCTCCGTGGCCGGTTCCACAGCGGGCTCGGCAGCCGGCTCCACCACGGCAGCAACGGGCTCCGTGACTGGTTCCTTGGCCGGTTCCTTGGCCGGTTCCGTTTCCGCCTTGGCGGCGGGCGCCGGCACGGCAGCGTTATCCAGCTCGACGCCGTGCTCATCCAGCTTCGTGATCGCCTCGAAAACGGCGTCGAAGTCGTCAGCGGGAGCTGCGGCGGGTGTGGTCGGTGTGGTCGTTTGAGTAGTCATAGATGTGATTAGAAGGCAATTTTCAGCGTTTGTCAACAGGTGCAGTTCTTTGTAGCGGCTCGTTGATCCACTTCGCTACCTCTTTGAACGCGTGATAGCGGCCCTGCAGTTCGGGCAGCTCATCTTTTTCGCACCCCGCCATTGACTTCAGTGCCTTGTCCGTGAAGAGGTCGAGCATGCGGATGAGGGTGGCGACCACGGGCTCATTGCGCGCGGCGTGGATACGCAGCCGATACTCGACTTCTTGCGTTCGCGCCGGCGCCTGTTTCGCAACGGACGGATCATATTTCGGATCGCTGATGCTCACTTAGCTGCTCCTTGTGGTTTCGGTTTGTCTTTACCGCTCTTCAGGCGGAACCCTCGGGCGATCGGCTCGGGGATCTCGCCACCTTGGTGCGCGGCGTGCACATCGGCCGGCGTAACGCCGGATTCAAGGCCGTCTAGGATGGCGTTGTACTTCACCGCCTCGGCCTTGGCGCTCTTTTCGTCGGCGGACGCTGCGTTGGAATCAGCTGCCGTGAGCGACTTCACTGCGTCGGCCAAGAGCTTGCGCACCTCGGCCTTCATCAGTTCCTTCATCTGCGCTTCGTCGTCCACCTGCTTTTGCGCTTCGGCAGCTTCGGCGGCAGCAGCGGCGTCGTCATCCAGCAGCACATCGCTGATGTCCACGTCGCGTACGGCGAGACGCTCCTTAATCATCTTGTGCCAGTCGACGTACTTGCGCTCCTCGGGCTGGATTGTCTGCGCCGCTGCGTCCAGCGCCATGCCGCGCACTTCCTTGGCGATCAGCGAAGACGAGCCGCGCGCGATCACGGAAAAGTCGCCCTGCACTTCACGATTGGCGTTGAAGTGCTTGTTGAACAGCACCAGCGCGTTGATGACCGAGATGGTGAATGTGTCATAGTTGCGCACCACGTCCTTGAACGGGAGCGCGGCTTGGCCTTGGATCATCGACGCGCCGGCTGCTGTGCGGAACGGCTCGCTCGGACCCTTCTGCATGTCGCCGCCTGTGGCGGGATTGACGAACGTCTCTTGGTCAGCGAACGCCTGACACATCTCGATAACCTGTTTCAGCTCGGCGATGTGCGAGTCGAACTTGATTTCGCGCACGGCGGGCACGGCTGCCGTCGACAGATTGTCGTCGTCGCGATGCCAGATCTTGTACGGCTGGATGTCGCGCGTGTCGACATCAGGGCGCAGCAGCGCCATGTTGACTTCGACGTTCGGGCCACAGACGATTGACGAGTTGTCCATCAGCATCCGCGTTGCGGCAGCCATGTTCATCTGCGAGTCGCGCATGATGTTCGGCAGCCCGTTACCGATGAGGCTGGAGTCGTCCTCTTCGAAGATGAACGTGTGGTACATCTGCACGCGCTCGTCGGGCTCCAGCTCGGCCCACGGGCTCATGTTGCATTTGATGACGCGGTTATCGAGCGTCCACACCGACGCGTCGACCAGCTCGCCGTCGAAGTCGACCGGCACCTCGATGCCAGCGGCCCGCAGATCCAGCGTCGAAACGTAGCCGTCCCAAATGATGATTTCATACTTGGTGCTGGCCAGCACGTTGACATTGCTCTGCACGCCGATCGTGCGCAGCATCGTTTCGTGCGTGCGCTCCTTCCAGTTACCCTTCGGGGTCTGTGTCAGGTACTCCTTGATCTCATTGGCGTAGAAATCGGGCCGGTCCATGAGCGCGCGAAGCTGCGACTTGGAGAGCACCATGCGCTGAAACACGCCGTCCATCTGGTGCATGTGCTTGGCGGTCATGTCGGGGTAGTAATCCCATATCGGCACGAACTCCAGCTGCGGTCGGAACGCGGGAATCTCCTGCGCTTGATACTGGCCGCTGGCGTCAGGCGCCCACGTGCGCAGCGACTGCGGGCGCACGAACGGGCCTTTGAGCACGCCGGCGCCGTAGAGGATGCCGCTGAACAGCACCTTGCGGCACAATGCCACGTACGACAGGTTGCGGTTGCCCCCGACCTCGTCGAGCTGGTCCTCGATCTCGCGTTCCAGTCCCTTGGCACGCTCGGCTGCGAACGCCCGGATCGCTGACTCGATGATGGTGTCGTTGAGCGGCTTGCCCTGTGCGCCTTGCTGCGCACTCTGCAACACCGTCTGCAAGTCTTCCATCGACAGATTGGGCACCGGCGACGCGGTAAGCCCCCAGTTCTTCTCGGTCGTGGGGAACAGCAGGTTCATCAGTCGCGAGAGCATCGACACGCACTTGACCCGCGTCAGGCGCGGGTACGCCTTGCTGCGGTTCTCGTCCATGTTCTTCTTGACGTCGTTGTCGTATTCGCCGAGGAACTGCAACAGGTTGCGCTGCCACTTCAGCTCCTGCTGCTTGCGATGGTTCTCGTACGTCTTGAAGTCCTGCGCCAGCTTGGCGCCGAGCGCGCGGAGCTTGCCCATGTCGAGGGACACTGCCGGGGCCGCGCCGGAGACGTTCGATGAGCCGGACGTCGTCACGGGGGCCGGCGCAGGCATCGCCGCAACGGGAGGAGTGTAGATGCCCATGTCGTTTCCTATCGCACGTTGTATGCGTTACGGTACTGCGGCAGTGGCTTTTGGTCCTTGCGTCTCGCGGTGCGCTCACTGTCGACGAAAAAGTACTGGCAGAGGTAGGAGAAGCCATCACCCGGATGCGAATACGCGTTCTTCATGGGTTCTTCCCTGACATCGCCTTTGGTGTTCTGGCTATATCGCCAGCCTGACCTTAGTGCTCGTATCAGTATTCTACACGAAGGGTCAATACGGAGGGCAGCGCCCTCTTCAGTGATGCGCGTAGTGTAGTGCTCGATGGCGTCAATGCGGCCCGGCAGTTGGTTATTAGCAGTGGCCACTCGCACCTTGTAGCCGGCGTTGCGGAAGATGTCGGCCACTGTTCGCTCGTCGGTCTGCGCCCGCTGGTTCGACGCCGGATCGGGCGACACAACGAAGTCAGCGTTGGGGTAATACTGCTTCAGGTGGGGCTTCAACTTATCGCTGATGAACCGCTTCGCGCCGTAGTCGCGCGTGACCAGTTCGGACAGCACGTTCATGCGCCCGAAGTTATCCACCTGTCCGAAGATCATCGCGCAGTTCATGCCGGGGTCTAGCCCGCCCACGAGTTTCAGGTGCGGGTTGAACCGCAGCGGCCCCTTGGCGATGTGGATCTCGGGCTGGAACGTGGCGATCACCGGCTTGCCGGAGATACTGTATCCCCACTCCACCTCGATAAACTGCTTG